ATAGCCTTCTGTACGAAGCAAGCCTCTCTGTACAGCTTTTACTTTATCCTCAAACGACGCAGCCTCTGCTTTTCGTAAATCTTCAGACGAATCAATAAGTTTTACTTGAATACCTTGCTCGCCTGATGCTCCCTGAAAATCTCGATCATCTAGTTGAGATCTTGCCTTGCTGTAACCAGAGGTTTCGGTACCGAATCTCTTTTTTGTTTTTCTTTTTGCGTCAGTTGCTCGCTGATGAACATCGCTTTGCAACTCTTCAACAAAGTAAACGTTACCTAATCCACGTCCCGATCGTGGGCCTTCCTGTGCATCAGCAATAAAAAACGGGCGCTTTGATGCCCTGACGTGCATGACTTGATTGTCCACATTACTAAAATGACCCGCCATTCCAGAAACCTTTTTAGATCCTATTTCTTCTGGATCTAAGTAATACACAATTTCTTCGTACGGTGATCGATCATATGGGTCTACCGTTCGTACAGATGGGTCTACGTCATCGTAATAGCTGTCAGGAAAACGATATTCCGAAACGTTAAACTGAGGCATAAGGCGGCCAATTGTTTTAAGAGGCGATAGAGATTCGGTATCGGAACCTCTGGTTACAGCAACAAGTTTTTGATTTACTTTTGCAATGAAATCCTCTAAGCTTTGAATTGGGCTCCCAGATTCAAATAAATTTTCAATTGTTATTGCATTTGCTGCGTGTCCCCTTGAAACTCGTCTTAATAACTGGTCGCTAGTAATACCTTTTGCGGCAATTTCTGGTATTGTTAACTGGGCTCCATCCTTTAATATCAAGGGTTCTTGCATAGTAGATGCCAATACACCCAACAATGGATCATTGACGGTAGCAATTTCTGGAACTGCTTGTTCGTATGGGTCAAGTACGCCTCGCTCAAACTGCCCTAAGCGGTTAATGATACCATTAAGCCCCCTTGTCTTAGAAAATTCTATATCGTTTACAATCTCATTAAATTCTTTTACGGCTTGGTTTGATACTTCTATGCCCTGCGCTGAAAGCCTTTCTGGATATTTTCTAAGACCGTTCCATGGATCGGTTATCCACTGAGATATATATTCAATAATAGCATAAGGATCCAATAGATCATCTTCTAGATCTAGCAACTCCAAATCTGTGCCAAACACTTCCATCAGTTCCGAAGGGGGATTAGCGGCTAATTCAAACTGCCTTGCTACGTCCTGCACAACTTCCGCCCCTAGGGGGCCACGGGTTGTATCTGTATCATGAACAATATCAGCAGCTCTATTGAGGGAGCGAACTTGTCGGTTTAAAGATCTTTCTGGTGCAAGTTGGCTTTCTGTTACACCTAGCAATTCATCACGACTAATTTTTTGATTTGGGTTTTGAGCATCAAGCCTTTGAAGATGACTTGCAATCTTTTTTATTCCTCCGGGTTTCTTTTTAAGGTAGGCTTCCCATTGGCTCGGAGTCATAGAATGTCGTGGCGCTCGTTCGATTGTTTCGAGCGCGTGTGATCTCCAGAGACCCGGCAACCCAAGCAACATTTCTCCGGGCTCTCTTTCTAGCTCAAAGCTTGTAGGCCCTGAACCAAGCAGTAACGGTTGCCGAGGAGCTTCCAGCGCCTTACGACCACGCTTACTGCGCTTAAACATTTCTCTTAGTGCAGCGCCTCCGCCAAGCGGGCCAAGTGCCAAGCCAAGCAGCCCGAACCCGGCCCTTGCTGGATCACGATTTCTTATCCCATACGCAACGTCTGCTGCATCTATGGTGTCGCCAAGTATCGGTACCATGCTCATACCAACTACGCCTGCTGTTCCAGTCGCAGTTTCTGGCATCAAGTACCGATCTACTCGGTCAAGAAAATCGTCTTCTTCCATTAGTAATAATCTGCCCTACGGTGCCGATAAAACTCTTCTTCTTTTTCGTCGCTATCAATCGAAATAAAACCACCCTGACGAAAACGAAGCAACGCCTGTGTGCCTGAGTCCACTAAGTCGTCGTGGTCCCCAGCAGGAAAAGCGGCAAACTGCTCAACAACTTCGTCTGCCCATCGTGTCTTGGGTGCCCAAACCAATCCTGAAGAAAATAAGTCAGACACTGCGTTTACGCGAGCAACTTTATCCCTACCACGACTAGGGGTGTACTCATTTACAGGTATCCCCATCCTGCGTAACTCAAAGATCAAGGGTGAACCAGACGCCTTGGCCTCAACAATAAACGCATCTGGCTCAAACTCTTTGTACATATCAAGAGCACGCGCTTTCAGGTCTGGAAACTCCAAGCGTTCCTGCAATGCATCTAACAAAATTATGTTTGAGTTTCCATCTTCGTCATAAAACACGCCCCATGTTGTACAAGCGCTGTAATCTGCGGTTTCTTTAGCAAGGAACGCTGTATCCCACGACTGAATCACAAACTCACAGCGTGGTGGAGACTTTTTGTCCCATTCTTTCCACCATTCGCGCTTAATTAGCGCTCCTTCCTCTGATGTGGGGTCTTGTTGGTACTGTGCAGACCACTTTGGCACCGGAAGTTCTGATTTTAGTGCCTCTAACTGCTCTAGCGGCCAAAATCCGGGCCATAAGGGGCTTCCACTGGGCAAAATTGCAGGAAGTTCTATGACTTCCCACTCATCAGAGCCGCCACGCTGGATTGATGACTTCAAAATCTGGCCAGTCAGGTCTTTTTTGGACCATCTCGTCATTACAACGCAGATACTACCGCCCGGTTGCAGCCTCTGCCGTGGTCCAGAGGTGTACCACTCGTAGGTTTTGTCGTAAATGGACGGATCATTAAGCGCCGCCTCCTGTTCGGAGTGCGGATCGTCAATAATTAGGATGTCGGCACCCTTACCTGTCACCGCACCGCCGACACCAATAGCAAAATACTCCCCATTCTTGTTTGTACTCCAGCGACCTGCGGCCTTGGAGTCGGATGCTAGTGACACATTGTTAAAAATGTGTTGGTAATCGTCCGATCCAACCAAGTTTCTAACTTTTCTACCGAACCCTACCGCCAATTCGGCAGTGTGTGCCGTTTGAATCACCTTCCGGTCGGGGTATTTGCCTAAGTACCACGCAGGAAACAAGTGAGAAGCAAACTCGGACTTGGTGTGACGGGGTGGCATGTTGACAATCAGGCGCTTTAGCTCGCCTTTTGCAATTCTATTGAACGCATCGGCCATTACACGGTGGTGATCACCCTCAATAAAGGCTGGCCACACATGTTTTACAAATCCTAAAAAGTCTTCGTGGGCAGTTTCCTTGGTTTTTGCAGACTCAAGCTCATCTAAGAGTTGCAAAATCTCCATTTTTTCAACATCTGGCAATTGATCTAGCTTAGACTTTATAGAATTAATGTCAATTTGCATAACTTGTGCTCATAATTCATAGTCAACTTTGTTAAGAGCGCACCAATATACAACTTCTGATATAGAAAACTCACCAAGTTCTGAGTAATCCATGACAATTCTACTTAAATCATAAAACATTTGGCTTTCTCTTTTAAAGCCCAGCCCTGTTAAGTAGTCTTCTAAAATATCAGATGCAGATTTTCCCGTATATCGAACCTTACCATCTGACCAAGATGCGTAGTCATCCATGTGAAGCGCCGCCTTTGACCGCGTGCCCCTCATAGCGGCAGTAGCAGAGCGATACGCTTCGACTGCTTTTTCGATTGCTGACGTAACTTCGCCTAGCTTTATTGGCAGTGGCTTAGTAGAGGAGGTCTTCACTCCTGTTTTTCCAATAGTCTGCATGGAGCCACCTTTGATGATACCGCTCTGCAAGATCTAATGTGTCAATTATACCGTGTTTTGAAAAGAATGTCTTAATTCCTTTCGTATGTTGTTCGGTATGACACATCCTGCAAAGCGGCACTAGGTGGTCACTGGTACCCCCGGCGCCTCGGGATTTCATGTGTGCAGGATCGCTAGGCCCGTCACGCCCACAGGCCGCACACGGCAAAGTTCGTATCCAATCAGCCTTGGGACCGAACTGCCGTTCTCTCCGCTCCTCTTTTTTTGATAACGTCATTGGTGCCTGAGGGTGTGTAGTTATGGAGACGGCCAGACTCGAACTGGCGTCCACCCCAAGCTCAACGTTTATGAGGTGTCGAAACCTATCTCGTCCCCGATTTTTTTGCTATCGCCAATAAAACCTTAGGGTCAGACTTAGGAGTAGAGTATGGCTCTACGCCAAGTTCTATAAAGTCTTCAATTTCAGGGCAGGCGCAATCAAAGACATGGCTGTCGTGGAAGCTGCACCACCACTCTTCACACATGTCGCATTCAATCCAGAGGGGGGTGCTGGGGGGATATTCCACCGCCGTTCCTCATTCAGGTTTTCTGAGTCTTGGCAATATACGTTGTTCAACCCAGACCAACACCCCGAGTTCACAACAGCACAGCTAGACAGCACAAAAAGCACTGCGAACAGAGCTACCTGACGGTAATTACCCCAAAACCAAGCTTTCATACTCAGCCTCTATCCAAACCTTAGCGCCACAAGACAGCGGGTTGTCCGGTGAGTAAACCACAACAGACGGACCATTGATTGAAACAGACGAAGCATACTCATTACTCTTGTATGTCTTCACTGTGATCACCGGCTCACACTTCTGCTTCTTCGCGTTTTGGCGAATCTTGTGCTGGTTGATATGAATCTTCGCTTTCACTTTGGCAACCCCCCCCTATAGATAATATATAGTTAATAGATAATGTCTAGTATTAACTAGATATTATCTAAAAAAGAAAATAGATAATACCCTAGATATTACCTAGCTAGTTATTTCCTATCTAGATAATTACTAGTTAGATAATAACTAGCTGCAAAAACTCCAATAGCGCCAAACAAGGCTAAGACTTTTATTTTTTTTGTTGTAATTTTTTTCACGATCAGATTAGCGTTTGTCGAAAACGAAAAGGGTAGTTAAGGCTGGTAAAGGAATACGATAAAACGTGCAGAAGTTTACCTTAGATATTGCGGCGACAGGCCCCGAAACTAGGTGACCCCCCTATACTGGGGTTGGGCGGCAAGCATAATTATGCAGGGAGAGTGAATAATGATAACCGAAGAAAGACCGTACGCAAAAAATCCTATGTGTATTGGCCCCTCCCTAGGGTTGAAGTTTGTTGTGCCGATCTATTGCGGGTTGTTGCTATGGGCTGTATTCATTAGGGGCTATTTGAAAACTAGGGTTAAGTGAGGGTCCATCATCGACATGGCGCGAGCCATGTCCAACAAGGATGGACACAATGGGAAAAGATTCCCACAAAAACAGCGGCACGCTCTTGAGTGTGGCCGCGAGCCTGATCGAGAAAGCAAATCGGGTGGTACAAAAAGCTGATCAGGCAGACGGTGCTAGATTCGTCTGGGCCCTGATCTACTTCAACGAGAACGCAAGCAAAGACGCTGACTTTGGTCGGCTCTTTGAAAAGCTGTCTCAAGAGATCGTGGCCTCTGGCCCGACAGCCAGAGGACCAAGAGGGTCAAACATGACTTTCTGCCGGTCGAAGATCCAACAAGTCGCAGCCGCTTTTTATAGGTGGCATGATCACAAGGATTTCCAAGCGGGGGTGAAGTCGATCCTAGCTAAGGTCTCTTGGGAACTAGTGACTACGGTCGACAAGGACGGTGTAGAGACCACAAGAGGCGTGGTTACACCGGCGACCGGACAGTCGGCACTACCTAAACAGCCAGAGTTTTTGCAGATGGTCGCGCTAGTAGAGCGAGACGCGAGAACGACTAGCTCAAAGGTAAATGACCCGACAGCGATTAAGGCGCTAGAGACGGCGATTAAAGCCGCTAAAGCGCCATTCACGCTTACCAACCCCATAAAAGGGAAGGGAGTGACAATCAGCGCGGCAAGAGCGTTAGGCGAGAGTGTCTCAACGCAAGTCGCTAAGCTGAATTCAGTCGGACAGGCGGTAAGAGCCCTAGAGGTTCATCAGAACGCCGACCGGCCAGTATGGGAGAAAAGATCCCTAAGGATGGTCCCAAAAGGCGGGACCGCTAAGGATCAGACTCTCTCAGTCTACGTTAAGAAAGCGAAGACAACGAACACCAAATAGCATAACCTAGGACCCTCACTCAACCGGCCCCCGTCTCGAAGCCGAGGCGGGGGCTTTTTCGTGCCTATACGCGAGCGCCAGATGCATAAATATGCGCCAGACCCTCCCTCCAAAACACATAGGATTTTTTAGCCCCTCCCTTTGCGAGCCCCTCGCGCGAACGCATGGGGGAATCGATTGTATTCAAGTAGTCGCATGGCGGAATCGAGACGCGCACCACCCTCCCCAAGTATTCGCATGGAGGAATCGACAGAACCCAAGTAGTCGCACGGTGGAATCGAAAGAAAGCAGGTAGTCACACGGTGGAATCGACAGGGTAGTGCGGACCCGAACAGAACCCGTACGCAAAAAACATAGGATTTATTGGAGGGAGGGGTCAAAAAACATAGGATTTATTAGAGGGAGGGTATAGGATCTGGTGGCAAGCCCTTAGGGTGGGCCTCTGGGCTACTCTTTCTAGGCCTATATCACGCCTCTGAGAAAAACCCTGACAGCTTGTCCTGTAGCTCCTTCTGAATGTCCTCTGGGTTCCTGTGTTCTACCACCACAGTAGAAGATTCTTCGAAGACGCCCTCACTCTTTCCTAGTAGCTCCAGTGCCCGTACCCGTGTGGATGGCGGGTTGCTGTCGTCCATGGCTTCAGACTTGAGGCGCTCAAGAACCCACTTGGCGTTGAGCTTTTCGTGGGTGCGCTTGGCTTGCTTCTTGTCGGCCTTGAGATCTTCGACAGCTTGGCGCACATGGTCCTTCTTCATTAGGCGAGACGCGAGAACGTGGACGGTCGAGTCCTTGCCCTTCGTATCGTACGCCTTTCGGTACGCTTCCGTCTGGGTCAGGCCAGACGCCACGAATCCCGCAAATGCGCTCTGCTTTGGGCTTAGCCCCTTGGGTATAGTCATACACCAACTTAAACGCTAAGACTTAACCGTCAATTACTTGATCTTTTCTATTGACGCATCTGTTGATATTGCTTATATTGAGTTGTGTCCAAAAGGGACCAAACGTACGGGCCAAAGCGCCCCAAAAAAGGAAAACAAAATGTTCAACCCGATCAAAACCACCGCCGTCGTTAAGTCTCGCTTTGACATCGACCTCAGCGACAATAGGAAGTACACGGACGAGGAGTTGGTAGACATCATCAATTCCTGTGGCAACTGGTGGAAGGCCGCATACACCAAGCTTGGTGCTTCTGAGTTGGTCGATGAGGCGAACGAACTTGCCCACTATGTGGCAGAAGATACCGACAGAATGGTGGCGCTCACGATCAAGACTGGCTCTAACTGGGACACCAACCACTGGTGCTTCGCAGTGGTCGCGGCCACTGAACTAGCCATCAGGGTTCACGCTGACGCACTGTCTTCGGCTGAGATTAGCTACCGCCGCATCGAGGCTTACAAAGCGGCTAAGGCAATGTGGGATGCCGCAGGTTACGCGGTTCCCTCAGATGAGGTGGTGCACAGCAACAAGTCGGGAAGCCTACGGCTCGGATCCCATCTGACTCACCCCTAAACACTTCCCCCTGCTCACCTTACGGTGGGTGGGGGGTTTGTTGACTCGTAGGGAGGGGGGGAGGGTTGACGAATATTGACATTTGTTGTAGCTTTAATATGTGGCCGAAATTCGGCTCAAGACTGATTTAAGCCCCCAAGGGAGGGGCTAAAAAACATAGGATTTTTTGGAGGGAGGGTTTCAGGAGATGGCTTGGAGAGCAGATGTAGAACGTGAGTTACGCTTCTATCCTTGGGTTAAGGAGCGCGACTTTGGTGTTTGGGTGAAGGCACGGTCGGCCAACAGCACCAAAAAAATGAGGAGGCTTATCCGCACGGCGTTCCCAGACATGGCGAGCGTGGTTGTGGAGCCTTCTGTCAGCGACAACAGCAAGCACAAGTTCCTAGCAACATCTGGCGCTTACACGCTGAACAGCACCAACCCCGCCTTCTACGGGCGACGGGCGCAGGTGCCTACAGGCGCTGTACGCAAGTTCTCGCCAGATGCACAACGGCCCAAGACTCGACGCAGACCACGCCTTGAGCACACGGTTGCGCTACCGACTAAAGATTATGTCGGGCTACCGTTCAACGCTACCCCAACTCAAGAACTGGAGGGCTAGGCAAAACAAAAATAAAAAGCTGTACAATTTATTTCTTCTACGGAGAGCAATGCTCTCAAGGATACACTAGCATGACTACGATATTTCGGGCCAATGGCGCAGGTGTTACCCAGAAGCCTAACACGGTGCGCTTCACTGACAGGCCAACCGTTGAGTTTCCTCGCGTGATGGTCAAGGTGAACCAACACCGCACCAAACTACCTAGCCAAGACCAATAACCAATAGATGAAAGGCCCCCTCACGGGGGTCTATGGGTTTGATTGGCCACTAGCCCACTGATGATTCAGGCCAACTATTCACACTCCTAAAACGGAGAAACAAAATGTCGTTATCAATGCAACAGGTACGAGAGATCGCAAGCGCTTCTGGCATCACCATTCGCAGAGCAAGCAAGGGTGAGCGTTCGCATGGCGTGTACCGTGTGAGTCCACGCAGAGGCCCATCATCTAGCGCTGTGTATGCCAATGATCGGATGCAAGCGTTAGAGGTAGCGATGAACATGATCTATCCTGTAGACCTCAACAGCCTTCACGGTTAGGAGGACATAACAATGTCACTGAATTTCAAAGTTCATTACACGGTAGAATTGATTGAAGAGAATCACGGCGACACTAGGCGCTTCCAGTTAATCCGCATAGAAAGGATATTTGGCTACCAACCGGAGCACATAAGCTCGCCTTACGTCTTGGTACAGGACGACAACCCCGCACTGGAAGTATGGGAATCGAGGGAAGAGGCTATGTCAGCCTTCTTTGATTGGATGGAGGGACGGCCTCAGGATCGTGCCCACTTCATGTGCACCGTGGATCTGGACAAGACTAGCGTGAACGTGGTGCGCGTTGGCGCTTCCGTAGACTCACTCCCACTAGAGGATGAAATCTAACAATGGCTAAAATGAAAACGCAGATAAGTAATTATCAGGAGGCTAGTGCTTTTCTGGGCGGCGAGCCTGAGCGTGAGCTAGGCTACCGAACGGTGGTCTATGAACTCGAACTGAGAGACAGCATCGCAGTCAGGTACATGGACACTGATATTGTCATTTTTGACAGAGACGGGGACATAGAGTTTGACGTAGGTAGGTGGCGTACCGATACCACGAAACAGCGCCTCTCGAACATTATCCCTGACGTTCGCGTGTGGAGTGAAGGCTTGGAGTACAAAGGGGGTCCACCCATTTGGGCGATAAGTGCGCCAGAGGGAGCGGATGCGCGGTTTGAGAACGGGATGTATCTCAGGAACAATTCATTTGATCATTGGAAAAGGAATCATTATGAAAACAATAGCTAGGGGAAGCGACAGCGATATCAATGGGGCGGCGCCCCTGACTGTTCACTTTGCCATGGACTGTATGGCCTTGTGGGAAGCCATTATTGATTTTTGTGGCTCACGGCCTAACCACCGTTTAAGGAAAAGGCTTTACGAGGACCCAAGAGAATTACAGGAGTTGGTGGTTCATTTAACTGTGGACGCGAGGAGGGTCTACCCTCTTTGGAGGCACTGGCATGATGACAAGTCTTGGGATACTGGCTTTTGCCCGTGGTTTCTTGAGCGTTGTGTAAATTTTGACACAATGAAGTTGAAGAACTTGTATTACAACCTTCTTGTAGATGCAGACGTAAACTCAAAACTTGCCCAAGTGGGGGGCAATAACAATGGCTAATTCACGTCAAGAAATTCGTTCAGCGTCCATACGCTTGGACGAAGACATCCTAGAAGTAAAAGAACAGATCCAAGAGCTAAACGAACTACTAATGCAAGGCGACAAGTGGGACGTTGTGGACTCCAGATGGGCCGACAGGGCTGAGGTCTACGATGAGAAACTAAGTAAACAGGAACTACTAGAAGAGCTTTTTGAAAGAAGGGGCAGTAACAATGGCTAATCGTATCGCTCCGCAGGACATTTGCCCCGATCCATTTATTAAGCCAGAGCCGATTATAGATGGCTTTGCGTCACTGGGTCGGGAGAGCTTGGAAAACATGGTTCATGGGGCCACGGTGGGTAACGGGAGCATTGATGATTTAGAACGGCATCAAAACTATTCCGTTATGGGGCGGTGGGCGGTGTATGCGTTTGAGGAATTAAGAGCCAGAGGTGAGTACCATCCCGCATATCGTGAAAAGATGCGCCAACGTGCGTATCGGGTGTGTCTTGCACCTTTGACCGATCCAAACTTTTGAATGGGGGACAGTAACAATGGCTAAGTCTACATACGAAGTCACGATCACTGTTGAAGATGACGAGCACGCAGAAAAAGTTTTAGATGTGTTGGGAGAAGCAGAGGTTGAGAACGAATTAGACTTTGCTTTTGAAGTCAGGATAGACAGGGTAGAATCAATTCACAGATTGGCGACTGGTTATCAACGATACTCTTACTTACGAGAGAGGAGAGCGGGGGGAGATAACAATGGCTAATCGTAAACCGCACTGGGATGAGTCAGGCCGACTGGTGCACATAAACTGGGTAGATCCGTTGGATAAGTGCATTAGTTGCGACAGTCCTGACATGGAGCATTCGTGGGAATACCACGCCTTTCCATTTAGAGTCATGGATGGAGGCAACGGCGCCGGAAAACTTGACGAAACCGTGGAGGTCATGGCATACCTTCCCGTGGATGGGTGCAATGCGTGCGGCGACGTTTTCCTAGACTGGCGTAGCGAGGAAATCAAGGAAGAGGCGATAAAGGAAATGCTGAAGTTCCCAACAGACAGGGAGATTGAGTGGGCCTTGCGTCAGGTGGGGGTGTGGAGGATGGACGTAGTGACAACAGGTGTAAGCCGTGATGCGTTTACCGTCAGGGTAGCTCGATGAAAAAAATAATTTTCTACGCTCTGTTTTTTCTGGCGGGTTGCACTGATCTCGACACTCCTGTTGTGGAGATGGCACCCGTCTATGTAGAGCCTGATCCCATTGCGCTGTTTCTGAGCCAAGCCCGTTGGCCATGCTCAGGTGGCGGGTGTGCGGACAGCGGGGTCATTGATCGAATAGCAGACGGCGTATGGTCTGCAAGCGAGAGGTATGGGCTGTCTGTCCCATTGCTTGTCGGGGTTTTAATGGTGGAAAACCCTTGGCTTGATACAACGGCGGTTAGTCCCGCCGGAGCCATCGGTTTGTACCAAGTAATGCCACTTCACAGGGATGAGTGGGATTGCGAAGGCACGATGCAGAGTGTGTCCGGCTCTGTATGCCGGGGTGCCGCTGTACTATCGGACATGATGCAGAGGTATGGAAACGAGCGTGATGCCTTGCTTGGGTACAATGGATGCCAGAGCGCCGGATGCCAGAGCTATCACAGCAGGGTCATTGCACAATCAGAACAATTCTCAGAGGGGGAACAGTGACGACCGACGATCTTGAGCAGAAGCGTGCTGAACGCAAGCGCCACATCGGAAAAATAAAAAGATTCCGCAAAGATCTTTTTACTATCCTCAAGGATCTGGATGGGAGCAGAGACCCGTGCAAGTGTTGCGGGATAGATGTGTGGAACGATCCCGCAGAGGGTTCGATGAAGCGCTCAGTCTCTGCCATGATAGACAAGGTTGGTAACTTGTTGGGCCGCATGGAGGACGACTATGCAAACATAAGCATAGAGATTGCTGACAGAGATTCCATTTGTGGAAGGGAGGGTTGACGACATTCATTGCTGGAATTAGTTTTACTCACGTTAAGAATTATCTCTTAACTAACCGCCACGGCGAACAATCGCCAAACAAAAAGAAAAGGAACAAACCTTATGAATAACCGGACCAGTATTCCGCTCAGCATTACCCCTGATCAGGGCATCGACATAGCACTTCGTATCAGTTGGCCGATGCGTAAGCACATGATGACCTACTGTCAGGGTTATGTGGGGCAGGGCAAAACCACATTCCTCAGGTTGGCAGGACAAGAGCTTTCGTCCCTGCTTGGTTTAGAGTTTGTGGATATGAGACAGGACGACCGTCAGCTTGTTGCGGGTGAGCACTTCGCATACCTAGAGGTGAACACCACGGGTATGCAACGGTGGGACTTCCAGATGCCCTTTATGAACCATGAGGATGCGACCTTTGATATGTACGTCCTCAGTCAGCTTAAGCGCCTAACCGAAGGCGTCCACGCTTTTGTTGTGTGGGATGAGGCGATGAAGTCCCCAGAGCTTAATGCAATCTTTGCACAGCTTGGCAGGGAGCGCACGCTAGGGTGGACACACAAGGTGTCAGATGAGACTTGCTTCTTCTTGACTGGTAACCGCGAGGGAGATGGCGCCGACGCCTACGCACTCACCACGGATGTGAACAACCGATCCATGGGCCTCAACGTTGTGGGTACAGCACAGAGTTTTGTGAAGCACGAAGGTGACAACCTCGAAGATATAATTTCAACTGCAAGTTTATTTTTTGGCGGCGGCACTGAGAAGCATCCGGCGACCAACACTCTGTTCGACTACGGTGACGATCCCACGCCCGTGGATGCAGAGTGCACCTTCCGTAGCATGAAGACCTTCAACGACATCATTCGGTTGAAGGGATGGGAGGGCGCCAACGGTGAGTTTATTAAGGGTTGGGATTGGCAGGAGCCTCACCTCAGGTGTGCGGGTGCCGGAGTCATCGGAGTAGCGGCGTTCTCTACTCTCGCCGCATCTACGGACCTCAATGGGGAGTTGACTAGTGTGTTGGAGTATATGGATGACCCTGAGGCGCATCGCGAGCAGATCACATCCATATTCGTGGAAAACTCTCTTGGGTTCGACAACATCAATGACTTCAAGTTTACGGTGCTCGCAAAACTGGTGAACAGGGTCAACTCTGCGGCTCGTATAGCCAGAGAGGATGACAGCTTGTCGTTAGAGGAAACTAAGCAAGCGATTGAGTCTGCATTCGAGACCGCCGCCTTGTTTGTTTCGATCATCGGTGACGGTGAGATGACCAACAACCTCCACGCTTTGGCCTACATCAGTCAGCCCGAGCTACAAAACACAGATGTGGGTGGCGCCCATCGCCTCAAGTCCCGCCACGGGTAACCATCAGTCCTAAAAAAAAGGAAAAGACAATGGATAATTTTAGTCTTGACGATGCCGCAGGAACCGTGTTCAAGCGGTTCGGCACGTTCGTGTTCTCAACAAAAATTCATCAGCCAATAAAAAGTGACAAGCTTATGCGTGAGCAATTGGCCACCGCCGGTAGTGTGGTCAAGCGCATGAATACAGGATTCCAGAGAATCCCCACTGGTTATTACACAGAGATCAACAAGGCTGTGCGAAGCGCCAAGGCAGAGATTGAGGAGGTCGGGTTACCGTGGACAACTACTGAACCCGGCGAAGGCCGCACATCTCTGAGTAACGGTGGGTGGCTAGTGAGACTGGAGGAGTTTCACAAGCTAGACAAAAAGCTTCAGATGCACGAAGAGGCTTTCGAGAAGGCCGTCAAGCGCAACATCATCGACTTGTACGATATGCACGTTAAGGACGGGTTGCGCGTGTACAAGGGGCTTACCGGACACGACATGACTGAGGAGCAGACGGCTAGGCACTACCCCGATGTTTCCGAGGTGGAGGAATCATTCAAGTGGAAAGTTACATCGTTGTTTATTGTCAATCCGGCTGAACAAATTAATAACGTGGATAGTGTTTTGCGTGGCCGTTGGGGTGACTTACTAGATCGTATGCACAAGGCCGCGCATGACCAGAACAGGAATGGCGTGAAGAACCTCATCAACGGGCTTGTGGGTAGCGTTGTCGAGATGGCGTCTGATCAGGTTGCCAACATCGCTCAGTACGATCCTGAGTCTGAGAACAAGCGCAACGGCAACCCGCTCCCGTACAAGAACACTTGGGAGAAACTGCCTGAGATGGCAAGCGATCTTGTTGAGTGGGAGAAAAGCCTGTATGGAGGCAGTGGCCCCATGCACGAAGTCTCTAAGCAATTGACCGAACTGCATGACCGCTTGGTTAAGCTATCCGGCAACAACATGGATGAGGTCCGAAGCATCCTTGGTGGCGAAGACAGCGCCGCGAGAGATGAAGTGAGCGACCGCCTCAAGTCTATTAACAAGTCAGCATCGTTTGCCTTAGGCGACCTGCTCGACGACTGACGACCCTAGTAAATAAAAAGCGAGGAAAAAAATGTTACACTACACTCCGGCTCCCTCTGAGCCAATCGTGACACACAGCGAAGATGAGATGGCAACCCAACTCAAGAGGGCGCTGTTTCATAAAACAGAACTGTACGGTACGCCGGGTGGTGGCTTGCAACTTGCAAACATCCCACTTGTGCTGAACAACAAGCAACCAACGTGGTGTACGGATCACTACAAGATCTACATAAACTCTGTCTTCACAGAGGGTTTGAGAATTGCTAGTGATGTTCGTGGACTTATTGTCCACGAAAAGTTTCACATTGATATGCTTCACTGCTTACGCATGATAGAGTTGATGCGCCGTGGCTTTGATGCAAAGATTATCAACGTGGCCGCTGACTATATCGTGAACGGTCGTATGAGAAGGCTTGCGGGTTACGGGGACTTCATCACGTTGCCGGGGGACACGCTCTTCCACGATGTCTGGTCCTCCGATGACAAGTACACGTTAGAGCACGTTGTCGAGCAACTCAGTAAGGAACAAGAGGAGCCAAGGATGCCGCCCCCGCCCAAGGGGCCTATCGGACAGCCATGCGACGACGGCGATCCCGGCGAGGGGGATGGTGGGGACAACACAAGCAATGGATCAGATGAAGGCCACCCCGAAGAGGATATCTCTGAGGAAGACGGGGATGAGGATGGTCAGGGTAGCGGTCAGGGCGACCAAGGTGATGAGCCACAGGATGG